GAGTTCAGACGTGTGCTCTTCCGATCTAAATATAATAGGGAAAAAGTTTTTGTAAATTTACACCTCCCCACCGTTTTAAATAAACGATTATACAAATCAAAACTTATAAATTAACTTATCATTTCTATACTAAACTTATAAAAACTGTTCAACTACTTTTCCAACTTATCTAACCTATTACATATTAATTAATTACAAAATATATACATCTATTTACTTTTATCCAAAATTATGATTTGAAATTAAAATCTAGTTTCTTCTATTAAATAGTAGTTTTAAATTATTTAAACTTTTTTACGATATTTTATTGACAAAACATTTAAACATTTGCTATACTAAGTATGTAATCAAAACAAGGAGGTAACAAAAATGATTAATGTTGATAATGCATCATCAGAAAAAAGTCAAGCATATACTGAAATGTTGCAATTATTCAATAAACTGATTCAATGGAATCCAGCATATACGTTTGATAACGCAATTAATTTAGTATCTGCTTGTCAACAACTATTATTAAACTATAACAGTTCTGTTGTTCAATTCTTAAATGATGAACTCAACAACGAAACTAAGCCAGAATCTATTTTAGCTTATATTGCTGGTGACGATGCAATCGAACAGTGGAATATGCACAAAGGTTTTTATGAAACGTATAATGTTTACGTATTTTAGAAAGGAATGATATAATGAAACCTGATGACATTGTAACTTTACGTGTTAAAGGTTATATATTGCATTACTTAGATGAATCAAATGAATACATTGAAGAATTTATACCACTTCACGAGTATCATTTAACTAAAACACAAGCAATAGAATTATTACCTAACACATGTACACTATTATCAACTACACGCAAAACGAAAACAATCCAAGTATATTACAATGATTTACTACAAATTTCAATTAAAGAGGAGAAATAAAAAATGACAAACGTAAAAGAAATTTTATCAAGACACCAAAATACATTAGCGAGATTTGAATTTGAGGAAAAAGAAAGAGAATTTATAAATCTATCAGAATTAGTTAAAAAATACGGTATTAAAAAAGAGTATATCGTTAGAGCATTATTCACAAACAAAGAATCAAAATTCGGTGAACAGGGTGTTATCGTCACTGACGACTATAATGTAAACTTACCGAACCACTTAACAGAGTTAATTAAAGAAATGAGAGCAGACGAGGACGTTGTTAACATTATCAATGCTGGTGAAGTGCAATTTACAATTTATGAATATGAAAACAAAAAAGGTCAAAAAGGTTACTCAATCAACTTTGGTCAAGTATCATTTTAATACAATTTCATAGGGGATATTTATCCCCTATTTTATGAGGTGCTAAACAATGGAAAAAATATACACTACCGTATTATTAAACAATGTATCAATTAATGAAACATATGAACATGAAATTGAACAATTCGAAAAAATAAATAAAGTTAAGGTAATATATAGTTATTTTGACGCAAACTTTTACAAAAAAGGTGCATATAATCTTTGTGTAAAATACATTAAGGTGATATAAAAATGAATAACCTACTAGATATTATTATTGTTTTCCTTTTAGTATTTTTAATTACACTTGTAATACTTATGACAATGCATATACGTGTGTCATTTGGTGTTTTATTTACTACATTGATTATATTCTACATTATCTTTTTATTGGTTGTATATGCTTTATATGGAGGTTGATAACATTGGTTAGACATACGTCTGCAATGGATAGATGGAAAAAAGAAAGAGAAGCTAGAAAAGAAAGAGAAGAAAAAAAATATAAAAATGATTTTAGCGGAATCAATTTTAAATTTGACGATAAAGATTTACAAGAGGCTTATATTGAAGCATGGAAACATTTTTCACATTTACCACATTTACCAAAAGAAAAAAATGTATCTTATGCAAACGCTGTTTCATTAGTTCGTGGTAAACAACATAAAAAATTAAATCATATACTAGAAATATATAACCGTAATGATAATAATAATAACAAAAATGCAAAAATGCATAAATATGCATTATATAATTTACACGCCGAAAAAAATAAATCTTCACTTACAAAATATATTAAAGAAATTGATAACTTATTTTTTGAAATAGGAAAATCAGATAGACCAAAAACAACAATAGATGATATCAATGTTAGGTATAACTTTTTATATTATGCAACATTTGAAGAATAACTTTAATACTGTAAATGACATTATAAACTATTACAAGGAGCAAAAACATGGTGAAACAAAATCGTTTAGACATGGTAAGAGATTATCAAAATGCGGTAAATCATGTAAGGAAAAAAATACCAGAAAACTATAATCAAATAGAATTAGTTGATGAACTCATGAATGATGATATAGACTATTATATATCTATTTCAAACCGTTCTGACGGAAAATCGTTCAACTATGTTTCATTTTTTATTTATTTAGCTATTAAACTTGATATAAAATTTACTTTATTATCACGTCATTATACATTACGTGACGCTTACCGTGATTTTATTGAGGAAATCATAGATAAAAACCCACTATTCAAATCTAAGCGTGTCACTTTCAGAAGCGCTAGAGACTATTTAGCTATTATCTATCAAGATAAAGAAATTGGTGTAATTACAGATTTGAATAGCGCTACTGATTTAAAATATCATTCTAACTTTTTAAAACACTACCCTATTATTATATATGATGAATTCTTAGCGCTTGAAGATGACTATTTAATTGATGAGTGGGACAAGTTAAAAACAATTTATGAATCAATCGACCGTAACCATGGTAATGTTGATTATATTGGTTTTCCTAAAATGTTTTTACTAGGTAATGCTGTCAACTTTTCAAGTCCTATATTATCCAATTTAAATATTTATAATTTATTACAAAAACATAAAATGAATACATCAAGACTTTACAAAAACATTTTTTTAGAAATGCGTCGAAACGATTACGTCAATGAAAAGCGTAATACACGTGCGTTTAATTCAAATAATGACGCTATGACAACTGGCGAGTTTGAATTTAACGAATATAATTTGGCAGATGATAATTTAAGAAATCATATCAACCAAAACGGTGATTTTTTCTATATTAAAACTGACGATAAATATATAAAAATTATGTATAATGTTGATACATTTAATGCTAACATCATTGTAGTACCTTATACAAAACAATATGAGTTTTGCACTAAAATCAAAGATATCGATGACAATGTTATTTATCTAAGAGAAGATATGTTTTATAAAGAAAACATGGAACGATATTACTACAATCCAAGTAATTTACATTTTGACAATGCTTATTCAAAAAATTACGTGGTTGATAATGATAGATATTTATATTTAGATATGAATAAAATTATAAAATTTCATATAAAAAATGAAATGAAGAAAAATATTAACGAATTTGAAAGAAAAGAAAAGATATACGAAGATAACTATATTGAAAATACAAAGAAGTATTTAATGAAACAATACGACTTATAAAAGGTGTGTATGATTATGGGATTACTTGAGTGTATGCAATATCATAAAAATCAACGTGAAATGATATTGTACTGGGATATTGAAACATTATCGTACAATAAAATAAACGGACGCAATAAACCAACATTATATAAAAGCGTAACGTATTCTGTTGCGATTGGTTGGTATAATGGTTACGAAATTGATGTTGAAGTATTCCCCAGTTTTGAAGCCTTTTATGATGATTTTTTCAAGTATGTTAATCGTCGTGATACAATCACAAAATCAAAAACAAATATTATCATGATTGCACATAACTGTAATAAATACGATAATCATTTTTTACTTAAAGACACTATGCGTTATTTTGATAATATTACACGTGAAAATGTATATTTGAAATCTGCAGAAGAAAATGAACATACAATAAAAATTCAAGAGGCTACTATTTTAGCCAAAAATCAAAATGTGATTTTAGAAAAACGTGTTAAATCTTCAATCAATTTAGATTTAACGATGTTTTTAAATGGTTTTAAATTTAATATCATTGATAACTTTATGAAAACCAATACATCAATAGCAACATTAGGAAAAAAGCTACTTGACGGTGGTTATCTTACAGAAAACCAACTCAAAACTGATTTTAACTATACAATCTTTGATAAAGAAACAGATATGTCAGATAGTGAAGCTTATGACTATGCTGTTAAGTGTTTTGATAATCTTACATCTGAACAATTAACCTACATTCATAATGACGTGATTATATTAGGTATGTGCCATATTCATTATAGTGACATTTTTCCAAATTTTGACTATAACAAATTAACATTCTCACTAAATATCATGGAATCTTATTTGAATAATGAAATGACTCGTTTTCAGTTACTCAATCAATATCAAGATATTAAAATATCTTATACACATTATCATTTTCATGATATGAATTTTTATGACTATATAAAATCATTTTATCGTGGTGGTTTAAATATGTATAATACCAAATATATCAATAAACTTATTGATGAACCTTGTTTTTCTATAGACATCAATTCGAGTTATCCTTACGTGATGTATCATGAGAAAATTCCAACATGGTTATACTTTTATGAGCATTACTCAAAACCAACATTAATCCCTACTTTTTTAGATGATGATAATTATTTTTCATTATATAAGATTGATAAAGAGGTATTTAACGATGAGGTATTAATTAAAATCAAATCACGCGTACTACGTCAGATGATTGTTAAATACTACAATAATGATAACGATTACGTTAATATCAATACAAACACATTAAGAATGATACAAGACATTACGGGTATTGATTGCACGCATATACGTGTTAATTCGTTTGTTGTATATGAATGTGAATACTTCCACGCACGAGATATTATATTTCAAAACTATTTTATTAAAACACAAGGTAAATTAAAGAATAAAATCAATATGACAACACCTTACGACTATCACATTACAGATGAAATTAACGAACACCCCTACTCAAATGAAGAAGTTATGTTATCAAAACTCGTTTTAAATGGTTTATATGGTATACCTGCTTTACGTTCACACTTTAATTTATTTCGTTTAGATGAAAACAAAGAATTGTATAACATCATTAACGGATACAAAAACACGGAACGTAATATTTTATTCTCTACATTTGTCACATCACGTTCATTGTATAACTTATTAGTACCTTTCCAATACTTAACGGAAAGTGAAATTGACGACAATTTTATTTATTGTGACACTGATAGTTTGTATATGAAATCAGTTGTAAAGCCCTTATTAAACCCCAGTTTATTCGACCCTATATCATTAGGCAAATGGGATATTGAAAACGAACAGATAGATAAGATGTTTGTACTGAATCATAAAAAATATGCTTATGAAGTGAATGGAAAGATTAAAATTGCGTCTGCTGGTATACCGAAAAACGCCTTTGATACAAGCGTCGATTTTGAAACCTTTGTACGTGAACAATTCTTTGACGGTGCAATTATAGAAAACAATAAAAGTATCTATAATAATCAAGGTACGATATCAATTTATCCGTCAAAATCAGAAATTGTTTGTGGTAATGTATATGATGAATATTTTACTGATGAACTTAATTTAAAACGTGAATTTATCTTAAAAGACGCTAGAGAAAATTTTGACCATAGTCAATTTGATGATATTCTTTATATTGAAAGTGATATTGGTTCATTTTCACTCAATGACTTATTTCCATTTGAACGTTCAGTGCATAACAAATCTGATTTGCATATATTAAAAAAACAACATGATGACATCAGAAAAGGCAACTGTTAAAATAACAGTCGCCTTTCTTTTGAGATAACATGAAAAATGTGTACGAAATTGATTATGTTTTGTATTTTATTTACTAGCATTACTAGCATGTGTTCATTATAGCATAAATCTTTATGCAATACCACTAAAGAATACAATATTATCACCTGCGTTTTCTGGTACACCGTTAATGAGTGTATACAATAATACACGTGACGGTGCAAGGTATGGTGGCACATTATAGTTTGCGACTAAGAATGAACCATCGTCAAACACAGCAACAACTACACCCGTGTGACCGATACCATATATGCTTGCTTGTAAGTATGGCGGTTTACTAGAGAAGCCGTAACCAACGGTAGGATTATGTGTTGTTTTAGCCCCTAATTTTTTATAAACATACCACACACGTTGACCGTTTGTTACTTGTCCATCATCAGTTGGTTGTCTTTTTCCATGTAATTGTGACATATACGCCCATGTTAATTCTGTACACTGACCAGCATTACCAGTTTGAGGGAATATGTTACCCGGTTTGTATAAATATTCTTTTTTGAATAAAGGTACACCAATTGCTTTTTTATATTTTTCTGGTAATTGGTCATACGTCCAGTTACCACCTATCACACGACCACTTTTTCCGTTTGGTTTCACAGATTTACCACTAATCGCATTATGATCACCATCGTCATCAGTAGGGTTTGAACTTCCACCGTCTATTTGCACACTATCAATGATTTTTTTTAATGAGTCGAGTAGTCCAATTGTCATTTTAATATTATACGTGTTGTTAAATGTTTTTTGTAGTATAAAATAATCATTACTAAAAAATTTATCACTACCAATACTATGCACGTCCCATTGTAATGCGTCTTGAACTTTTTTTAATAATTCTTGCATGGCTTGTTTTGCTAAAGCGAGCAGTGAACTACCACTACTACCACTGTCAGACGAATCACTAGGTGAACCACCTTTACCGTCTAATTTACCACCCCATGCTAAAATAGTATTTGCAGCGTCTAAAAAAGGATTACCATAGTTTTGTACTTTATTATATGACGCTTTCAAACCTAGGGGATAATATGCCGCCCAAGTAGCTGCAGCCGTTAATGGGATATAAGCACGTCCAACCGTACCAGCTTTCATGTTTTTAGCAAAATCTGCATTACCTTTTCTTTGTACGTCTTGAGGTACAAAGTGGACAACGTTACCCGCGTCATACCAAGACGGTTGTCCAGCTTGTTTTGATTGTGATACAACCTTTCTAGCTACAAATTTAGCGTCTGTTAAATAATTCCCTTGTGCATAAGTATGATTTAACCAACCTAAACCTGCACTGTATCCTTCGTTTTTTTCATATACAGCAAAAAGCGTAGGTGAAACTCCTATCGATTTAACTGCATTTAGAACTTGTCTGATTTTACTTTCATTACCACCTAACCAAACATTAAAACGTCCATAACCTTTTACTTTAGGCACTAACTGGTCAATAGTTAATCCAAAGTCATCATTAATATAAGAATGTGTAAATTTATCTATCTTCTCTTGGTCGTTCATCTTTATCACTCTTTTCAGATTCGTTTTTAATTACTATTAATCTTTCTTTAATTTGTTCTGGCACTAATACATCCATCTCTGCACAATTTTCTACAATAGATAAACCCTCATTAGCAATATAATAGAAAATCGTAATCATAAGTAGACCACCTTTTAATTGTAAAATTTGGTCAATGATATTTGCTAGAATAATAATACAGAATATGAGTAATTTTTTAGCGAAACCTCTCATTGATTCTTTTGACCATAGATTATTATTTTTAATGGCTTTTGAAATACCTGTAATAATATCAACAAACATTAATACAAATAAAAAATATAGTAATTTTAAATCTCCTGCATATATAAACATGTGAAACGCATCTGTATCTGTAAACCTGAATTTTACTTCATTCATTTTTATACCCCCTCTCTAAATTTATTATTTAATGGATTTTGTAACATAGGGTTACCTGAACCATCATTATGCCAAAATCTCACACCAGATTCCAAAATAGCTTTTAATTGTTCCATTAACATAGGGTCAATGTCACGTATTGTATACGTACCTGTACATTTTAAATAATTGCAAACAGTCATACTATTAATTGGTTCAATAGATGTATTATAGTCATTTACTTCAAAACCAAACAACATATAATATTTTTGTAAAAATGTAATTTCTTTAGGCGACGGTACACTAATTTTCATCGTTAAACCGTTAATATTATTAGCTATCTGGAAAGCGTTCCCCATTTCTGACTCTGTCACTGATGGTGGTTGTAAGGCTAAATCTTTATATTCTGCTTGTTGTTGTTTGTAGAAATTATATTCTTCATTAAACTTACCAAATAAAGCAGTTGGACTTAAATTACTTGCTACACTTACAGCGTCGTAAAACCTTGATTTAGGGTCACTGCCATTTAATACATTATCAATTCGACTTGTGATTAATTGACTTTCTGCATTACGCTGTCTATATGCTTGTTGTGATTGTCCTAATATACCGTTATTAATTAAAATTGGAACTTGGGCAAAACTATTAAATGTTATATTTGTATTTAAGAATGAACCTGTATCAATTAATATATCTTTATTTTTTGAAAGTATCGGTCTATCATTTTCAGCACTGTTATAATCTACTGGATAAACTCGCACTTCATTATGATAACCAATGATGGATTTTGTACGTAACTTAACACCTGTTTTTTGTGAAATCTTACCAGCGTCTAGTAACATAGTATTACCATTCCAGTCATAAAACTCAATCGTCATGTACTCATTACGTATCATATGTTTAAACTCGTCTTTTTTAGACAACATCATCTCTTGAAGCTCTGTGAAACTTAATGATAAATCGTTTAAACTCCATTCTTTTGATTTTCCACCCTGTTTTAACGTCTTTAATCCAGTAATTTTTTCACTTGTCTTAACGTCCTCTAAATCTTTTGTATTAATAAAATCTTTAGGTAACATTTGAACCTTTTGAAAGTTTTGTGTAATCCATGGATAGGCACTCATTTTATCCATAAAGTTAATAAAGTCATCATATTCCATAACGTATAAGTTGACTGGTGATGTGATATTGTCATATATCGTACCTTTAGACGTATCTAAGTTTGGCTCTTTTTTAGTACCAAATTTCTTTGATAAATCAGCACTTGACTGGAATAACACTAAATTTTCCAAATACTGTTGCATTTGGTTATACACATAGTTTTTATTTGATACTTTTAACACATCATCATTGTTACGTAACATTGGTAACATATAGTTATACGTGCGTTTTGATAAGTGTTGACGTTCAATATTAACGTTTGAGAGTTTTTCTAATACATTACCTTGTGTATACGTCATAATAGTATCAATCACAAAATATATTTTAACCACAACATCATTCACATATTCGATTTGATTCACAAACGCATAATAACGTCTGTTCTCAAAATCTGATAAAAACGTCATGTAGTTAATCCCTTGTGCGTCATGCCACTGCATATCAACATTGATTTCCATTCTATCACGTATAAAATTATACGATTGTTTGGAATAGTCTAATGATTTAAAATGACGTCCATTTAAAAAATAATCATCACGTTCTTTATTACTATTAAAATGAATCGTATTTTGATAATCAGTAAACGGTGTGTTATAGAAAAATTTAAATTTTGTTAATTTTCTCATTTTTACCTCCATAAAAAATAGTCGTATAAATAATTTATACGACTATTATAACATTTTTATTCAATGATTTGTGTATCTATTGCAAAACTTTTATCACCATTTGAAAGCTCACTATCACTATAATTTGATGTAACAAAATGTAATTCATTATTAAAGTTTACATATAATCTTGTATTAATCATTTTCGAATCAATCGCACATTGTGTGTAGTGATGTGTAGATTTTAAGTTTGCGTTAATCGTACCTAATTTAATATCACCGTTTTTCTTAATGCCTTTTAATACCCCTTTTAATTGTATGGTTTTAACACCATTAATTGTTAAAATACGATATTGCGGTGCAGGATATGATTTACTTGAATTACTTGCAATAATACCACTTTCTAATTTAATATCTTGCCACCCTGTATCATTCACAGTTGTTTTATTTTCATTAGTTATTATAGCAGTTAAATTGTTAATACTTTTTGTATTATTACTTACACTTTCTTTTGTAGCGATAATATCTTGTTTATTTTTTTCAATATCTTCTTCATTTTTTGTGTTTTTATCATCTAATATATGAATTGCAGATTCATGATTACTTAGTTTATTTGTATGTTCTGATTGAACATCTGATAAATTTTTTATTTTTTTATCTTGTTGCGCATTATCTTCTTTAATATTAATAATGTCTGTAGCGTTTTGAGAAATATCATTTTTATTTTTATTAATGTCTTTTGTGTTCGTATTAATTTTACTTAATAATTCATCTTTAAAGGTTAACTTATAATAATCCTCATCACGTCTTATATAAATGTTACCGTCCTTTGTAGTAATTAAGTCATTTGCTTCTACTAAATTATCATTTAATTTATCTACAGAGTCAATGTCGCGCAAACTTCTTACAATTCTATCAGCCATTGTTTACACCTCTTATTTATATCGTTTCCAACTAAATTCAAAGAAAAATCCTAAAATACCCATTATGAGAACACCCCCCAAGGTACACCAACACTATATGCATTACCTGTTTTTCCGTTCCATTGTCTCACTGGTAAATAATAACGAGTTCCTTGCCAGTTATAACCAATCCAAACTAACCCATCTGATAAACAAACTTCGTCATATGGTGTATAGCCGTTTGGTTGGAACCAATAGCCATTAGGTTCACTTAATTTAGGACTACCGACACGTGCAAATATTGGTAAAGAACCACATGTAAATGTACCATTTTCAGATTTATATAATGTACCATATTGATTTTTATTCCATGAATTTGTTTCTTGAATTTTTTGTTCTAATACTTGACTATTACTGTCTGAAAATTTAGGACGAATGAAATGTGTCACACCATCATAATAATGTGTTCTGATTGTTGCTTTTTCCCAACCATCATATCCACCATTCAACCAGTTTTGTTCTAAACATGTATAATAATCAAGATTTCCACTTATAACAACTTGTATATGTCCATATTGCGAGTTTGTATAAACAGCAACATCACCTAATTGTGGTTTAAACCTCGGTGTATTTTCATACACCGTTGCTAAACCTTTAAAGTCGTTATTGATAGCGTCTTTGGCATTACCCCACATACGAACTTTACCGTCTGTTATGTAATACACATAAGCAACAGCTAAGTCCATACATTGAAATCCATATGCACCATCAAAGTCAACGCCTTTACCAGTGTTGACATCAATCCATTGTTTTGCTTGTTTTTGTGATTTCATTTATATTACTCCTATTTTTGATGTTTTGCTACCCAATCATACTCACGATGTGTATTTTTTACTCTTACAAGACTATAAAACTCTTTATATGTTGATGAATTTATTAATAACGTTTGTCTTACTTCACCTGAAACGTTACCACTTGATACTTGTAACCACGCACCAGCTTCGCCAATACCCCCTGGTTTATCTTTAAATTGGTCCATTTGTGTTGAAGTAATGTAATATTCTCCAGGTAATGTAATTTTAGCAATCCAATAATCAAAATATTTAGCCTCAACGTATTCTTTTTCAGTTGAATTAGTATCAATAACCGACCAGCTACCAAATTCAAATTTTTGTTTATCTAAGTTATATGTGAAACTTCTTATTAGTTTTAGCATTTTTCTTAATCCTGAATTTCTTGTTAATTCTTGATATCCACCTAACTGTTGTGTTTTTGGTGATACAAATAAAAACCAGCCTGCATCATCATGGATATATGGAAAATCATCCATAACTTTAGTATGTTCTGTCATAATATAATAAAATCCAGTTTCGGTAATTTGGCTTAAACTTGTCACACCATCTCTTATTGATAAAGCTCTACCGTCATCTTTCGTTAGTTTATAGTTTTGCCCACCTTTTAACGTTAATGCAACAAAACGTTCATATTCACCAGTTTGAAAGAAACCATACAATAAGTTTTGTCTTTTTCCACCACCAGCAGTTGTATATGCAATTAATAAAGATTGTTTTTTAGTTCTAGGATTAACGTATAAATATATACCCTCAGGCTCTCTAAAATTATCTCTAGGATTTTCAACACCATGTTCAAATGAAACATCGTTTAAATAATAATCGTATACTTTTGATTTTGTTTTAAAACTATATTTTTGAATTAATGTTTTACTATCTAAATCTGACCTACCACTTAACCAGTATAAATCATCACCATAAACTGCAATACCTTGCATAGGTCTGTCTGGTGTGTTTTCTTTTACATCAATTTGTAGTTCTTTTTCTACATTGTCAATGTGATTAATTACATCTTCTCTTGAACGTACTTGTATTAAACCACTGCCATATCTAAATACTAATTTGTCATTTTCTTCATCCATAATAATCGTAAAATATTCGTGTGAAGATGCTGGCGTGAAATCAGTTAATGCTTTTGCATCATCTACTGTTAATGTTGTATTATCTCTATAAGCGATTTGTACAAGTTTTGAAAGTCCTACATGATACAACCATATTTTTATCTCACCGTTACTTTTTCTTTCTAAAGCAATATTAGTACCATGACCACCCTCTACAATATGCATACTAGAAATTAAATCACCACTAGGTGTTAATTTGTTAATCCAAAAACCCTCTTTTTTTTGTGAGTCGGATTGTGTTGAGTACATTTGATTTGTTTCTCTATCAATTAATATACTTTGGTTTACAGCGTTACGAACACCACCAAAGCCCATTACAAACTTAGGTTCAAGCTCATTTAATTCGAACCCATTAACAAAACGGTCAATGTCTTTAATTAAGTCTTTAACTTCTGCTTTAAAATCATTCATTTGTTTCATTTCTGCTATTTTAAATACAGTGAAAGCTGAAGTTAACCCAGCAGAATATTTTGTAAACTCATCATGAATGATTTTATCAATAGTACCATCGTTTAACCAACCTCTAAATAATTCTTTAGCTTGGTCTGGGAATGCTTTCATTAAGTCGTCCCAATTTTTAAAACGTTTTTTAAGTTCATCATCATATTCCCAAATACGACGTGCTAATACTTCAATTAAACGTGATAACTTTGATAAGTAATCATAATAAGATTTTGAATTTGTATTATAATCTGCTCTATCATCATAAAACGGTGTATAACGTTCTCTTGTTTTATATATTTCGTCTATAAAAGGACGAATGTCGTCAAAATATTTAAAATCGTTTTCATTATATGCCATAATTTTCCACCTTTACCAAATTTGTAAAAAACATTTTTTATCAAATTCATTTAAAATTTTCTTTCTTAAATCGTATACTTTATCAATATTATCAATTAAATACTGTTTTGAAAATTGTGTGCCTTTCGCATTTCCTTTTTGATTTTGATTACGTTTTACGTTTTGATTACTTTCACTACTTGATTTATTCACTGATTTACCATTATCAATGGTATTGTTATCAGCAAATTGTAATGTTGTTTTATCTACATCAATGTTAACCTCGCTTTGTGGTAATGACACATAAGCATTTCTGTTCGCTGTCATACCAGTTGAATTGTCTAAAGATGTAGCATTTTGATTTGATGTTTCATCTGTGTTGTTTGTTGTATCTTCATTATGTTCTGTAAAACCTTGTGCTTGTAGATATTTTTCAACTTCACTTGATGAATAAACAACATTCAAATAATCCTCATGTGTGATACATACAGTAATCACTTGCATACCAAATGCCTCAACTGTTTGTCTGTTAATCTCTCTATCTAAAAAATGAATCGTAAATGATTTTTTAAAAAGTAAGTCTGATAAATCTTCTTTCAATGAAAAACCTTTAAATACTTTTTCATTTACAATTGCTTGTACATCTTTATCGAATTTCAACATTTTTTGCATAAATTGAAAATCATCATCATAAAACGTTAATTTATTATCATTTACAAATTCATTGAAACCTTTTTTAATAAGTTCAGATTTAATAAAATCGTATAAAGTCATTGTATATCTAGCCATTTAAATCACTACTTTCATCTTTTAAAAGTGTGTCAACCATTGATATTTTAGACGTTGTTTCATCATCGTAATACGGTTTAATATCTAAACCATAGCGTTTAGATAAAAACGTGATTGGTTCACGACCTTTTAAATAAATATTACTATTTGATGTTGTAAAACCACGATTACTTTTAGCTTCTTCATCTGATACACCACTTTCTTTATCAACAGCTAAAGAGTTAATACCTAAATAGTTACTTAATTCACTAATCTTATTTTGATACTCTCTTTTCATCTCTGTTAAAGCAGGAATCACACTATTACTTGTTAAATCAATAATGTCATCTTCTGCATTAAACATAGGTGACATTTTAACAAATGGTGCACCGTTATATATTTCTGATACAAGTTGATTAATTGACTCGTCATTAATTTCTGATTTAAATACCTTGCTAAATTTCGCTTGCATAATCAATGAAAATCGAGATAAAACAACTTCAGCTAATTCATCGGTATAGTGTTCAATGATTTCAATATCACTATTATACTGTATAGGTTTATTTTGCATAACAACAAAGTTACCACTCATACAATTATCGTATAGCTTATGAATTTGTAGACACTCATCAGGAATTAAATAGTCAGGTACAATAAAATAAATATCTTCTTTTGTTAATCGTTTTTGAAATTGGAAATTAAAGTTTGATGAAAAATTTGGTGCTTGATTAAAATAGGTATTATTTACATAACCAAGTATCATAATTTGTTTATTTCTAGCTTCACCAACCACTACATTAATATTTTGCCTTAATGCAGACTCTAACTGTATAAAATCTATACCAACCGTATCACGATTGGTATAGTTTATAAGTAGGGGTAAAAATTCCAAATAACGATTAAACATAAGACGTTTAAATCTGTTGCGATGTTCAACAACTCTTTTGTTGATTTCTTTTGGTAATTCAACGTTTAAACCTCTTTTATCGTTGTTCATATTTACGCTCCTTTTATTCTGTTGCTTCTTCCTCTAGTTTTGGTGTTACATCTTGGTCAGTAATTAATATTTTATTAAAGAATGGACTAATAGCCTTGAATGAATAATAATGAATCCAGTGTGTGACCTCATCAAATTCACCATTATAGAATGGTTGTTTTAACATACCTTTGGTATAACGTTTGTATTTAATTGCATTAATATCTAAAATAAATGCGTATAAATCTGATTTTGGTTTAATTTCTTCAATGTTACCAGTAAACTCTTTAAGTTTAGAAACATCATAAGTAAATACTGCACCAACTGGAATTGTGTCACCAATTTGCGACTGATAATCACCGTAAGCACGTAAGAAATCAATTGTCTCTTGATTTTGTAATTTAAATTCTTTTGTTACTTTAAACACACCACCTAAATCATCAAAACTTATAACATGGTCTGTAAAATCAATACCAGCGATTTGGAATGTGTTAGCAATTTTTGTATCTAATAGGTAAGATTTTAAAGAATCTGTTGTTAAAATAACAATATCTTTTAACTTAGATACAGTTGTATATTGACCAATTGCACCACCAGAAGCACGGTGAACTTCATTGTATTTAGCGCTGTTGTTTTGTAAGTTTAAAATTGCTTCAAATACTTTGTTTGCTAAATCTTCTTTTGATGTTGTTTTACGTACGTTTGACTCTGATAATTGATTTAATGAGTAATCAACTAACATTGCTCGCATTTCTTTTTCTTCTAATACATTAATATCAGAAATTTTCTTTTTATATACACCTAATGCGTAATTTGTTGCGTCTGCTAATGTTTGGAAATTGAAACGTGTATCATTATTGTTTAATGTGAATTTTTGTTTCTTCACAATACCACTACCATATAACTTAGTAGCCATACGTGGATAATTACGTTTCAACATTAATTCCTCATTTTTTGATAAATCCATATTAATTGGTACTGTATCCATAATGACATATTCTTCACTATATTGACCAATAAAGTCTTGTTCTTTAGCTAACCAATTAAAACGGTTACCTAAAGCAATATCAATTAATAATGTCTCGTTAATCTTAGGGAATAAATATTTATTTACAAATGTTTCAAACATTGTATTAGTGTTATCCCATTTATCACCAAATGTCCAAGATTTTGAATAATCATGGTTAAAATCTTGTAATGCCGACTTTGCAGATTTTGCTACTAAAAGAGCTGTTTCGTTTTTACTTGCTGGTGCCATAATTTATTATTCCTCCTCTACGTCTCCGCTAAAAGTTTGTTTTGAAAGTGAATGGATTTGTACACCGTACTCATCTTCACTTTTGTTTGCATCTATTGACATATTTTCATTTAATTCAGTACGTTTATTTAAACGTGAATCTTCATATGATGTCCCCATCATAGAACGCATGTTATTGCCTTCATACATATTATTTTCCTCCTAATCTAAATCTAACTTGTCAACTAATTCTTCGTCTGAATAGTCTTTATCTTCTTTGTCACCATTTGTTACATCTGGTTGTGTTTGTTGTGGTTGTTGTGGTTGTTGAATTTGTGATGATAAAAAAGTAGTCATTTGTTGCTCTAATGATGTAATACGTTGCTCTAATGATGTAATACGTTGTTCTAATATAACAGGGTCGAATTTTGAACTATCTTCATCTGTTATAGTAGGTTCTAATTTATTCTCATTTTCTTCTTCAATTGTTTCTACTGTTTTATCTTCAGTAGGTTCTTCAGTTGGTTCTTCAGTTGGTTCTTCAGTTGGTTCTTCAGTTGTTTCTTCAGTTGTTTCTTCAGTTGGTTCATTGTCGTATGGTTTTACGATTTCCTCAAATTCTGTCATTGTGACACCTCCAAAATATTTTATAACTAATTATATCATAGAATATTTAAATAAGTAAATTAAATTTATTAAAAAGCGTGTACATAATTTTGGATAAAAGTAAATAGATGTATATATTTTGTAATTAATTAATATGTAATAGGTTAGATAAGTTGGAAAAGTAGTTGAACAGTTTTTATAAGTTTAGTATAGAAATGATAAGTTAATTTATAAGTTTTGATTTGTATAATCGTTTATTTAAAACGGTGGGGAGGTGTAAATTTACAAAAACTTTTTCCCTATTATATTTAGATCGGAAGAGCACACGTCTGAACTC